GCTATTGTTTCAATGAGAATGAGAAGACGAATGAGATAGACATTGCATATCGTGAAATTTTGATAATTGACTAATAACAATAAAGAAAGGAACTAACTATGGGATTTACAACACCATGTTTTATTAGAAAAAATACGGAGGAACTCCGTAAGAAGTTAGAAGATATAGGGTATAAAAACGCAGGTTCCTCAAATCATCACGATATAATATATACAGATACTGAACATGGAGTATATTTCACAACGTTCGCATCCAATATTACAGATGATGAGGTTGGGTATGATTGCAAATATAATAGAACCCTGTTCCTTGCTATTGCCGCACTGAGAGATGATACTGATAACAACCAAATGTTTATCAACGACAAAGGAGATTGGGGTATATATAATGATTCAGTCGAAGAGTTTACACAACGTCTTAAAGAAATGGGATACGACGGTCCCTTTGAATATAGAGAGGAGGAAATATGAAGAATATTAAAGATTTAACAATCAAAGTAACTTATCGAGTTGGACTTGGAAATGTTGAAGTCCCTGACGAAGTTTATAATGAATTAGCTAAAGCCTATGATGAAGGTGGTGATGTACCTGAATGGGATGATGAGCTTGAAAACGCAAAAGAATGGCTTAGTGATAATATTCGAGAAGCGGATGCAATGGAATGGGAATATGAGATTGACGATTTTCAAAATGAATAATTAAAAAAATAAATTATGAAACAGACATTAGAAGAAGCAGCAAAAGAAGCAGCAGAAGATTGCTACGAAATGCCATATGATGAAAAATTAATCAACATGAAATTAATAAAAGAGGCTTTTAAATATGGTGCTGAATGGCAATCAAAGCAATCTCCGTGGATCAGCGTAAAGGACAGGTTACCGGAATTAGGAGATCCTGTATTAATCAGGCTTAAAGATGGTACAGTGAGGCTTGCAGTTTTGGATACAGACGATAATAGCGATGCATATTTCTGGAGTGATAATTATTCCTATGAAACGATTAGCGGTTGGGATACAACCCATTGGATGCCAATCCCTCCTCTTGAATCAAAGGGAGATTGACCATGAATGATACTATACAATCCCAAACTGTTTCTATAAAGGGGATAAATGATGCTGTAGCATATATTGATTTCTGTGATGGAGATTTATGTGTTTCAGTTGTAGTAGAAGGCAAGCAAGCAGACTTTGCTTTTGAGCCTGTTACTTTGAAAATGTTTGCCCATGCTTATAAGTTACATTGTGAGGAACTAAAGAAAGGAGAATTAGATGAATAATATATTTACAATTTGCTATTCAGAAGAAGAAGCTAACGAAATTGGACATTTCATAATGCGAAAAGGCTATGAAGGCGTTCAAAATGATAGTTACAGATATTGTCGTGAAGCGATTTGGTGGGCCTTTAAAGAAGCTAAAAGTCATCATTCGGGTTTCATATATGTTGGCGTTAGAGGTTGTCAAATGATTGTGTCCAAGACTAAAAGGGGACTTCGCAGAAACGGACTTAAATACATCGAGAAGAAACGAATGTTTTACAAATTATTGAGTAGATATTAAGTAAATTAAACTTATAAAGGATAAGTTATGTATGTAACAAGAGACAAAGACGGTGATTTGTGCCTTTTCAATGCACGACCCGTAAAGATTGATGAGTGTGGATATTGGCAACCAGCCAAAACTATGCTTGATTGGATTAAACTTGATACCGCCCTGTTTCCCGAAGTAAGTTGGGAAGATGACGAGCCGACAGAAGTGGAATTAGTGAAGAAAGGAGAATAACTATGCCAACAATACTAAGAGAAACTTATCCAACAGCCAAGAAAGAACATAGGTGTGAGTTTTGTTGTGAAAAGATAGCGATAGGACAAAAATATGTCCGTCAGACAAATGTCTATGATGGAACTATCTATGACTTTGTCACACATCAAGAATGTAATGAGGTAGCTCATGAATTGAATATGTACGATGATTGTGATGATTCAGGTTTAGACGGTGAATCCTTTCGTGAAAACTTGAACGCATACGTATATGCCAACCATTACGATGAATACACAGATGATGTTTATGCCAGTTGGCAATTGAATCATTATGAGATAGCGAAGAAAATATTGAAAGAACTTAAAACGGGGAAGTAAAATGGACCGTACAATAAAATTCAGAGGCAAAAGCATATACGATGAAGAGTGGCTGTATGGCTCTCTCATTAAGATCGAAAAGGATAGATATGCCGTCATTCCATCCTTAAACGATATCGAAATAGGGAAAAGCATCGGTATGTGTGAGGTTTGTCTTAAAACCATAGGGCAGTTCACCGGCTTGTATGACAAGAATGGTAAGGAGATATATGAAGGAGATATTCTCGGAACTGATATAATAACTGTAGGATGGGTAAAAGGTGGCGTCAGAGGCTATTGCTATGATGTCGTTTATATCAACCATCCAACAGGTGACAAAAGATGGTCGTTATATGGCACTGTAATGGAAGATTTTGAAGATAGAATAAAAGTAATAGATAACATCTACGATCACCCTGAATTAATTAAGGAGGAATAGCCATGCCAGCAAGTGAAGTATTAGACTTAATCATTAAAATAGCATTGTTTTTTATTAATGTTACAACCGTTGCCATTATCTTAATCATGATAAGCAAATGGCATGGGCGCATGGAGAATAAGCTGAACGATATACAAATGTATATTCAGCATGTAACGGACCGTAACGACATTGTATACATCAATCAGCTTGAAAGCCTCAAAAGAGAGCTTATAAAGGCTGAGCGTTACGAAGATGTAGAAAAGATAAGCAAGTGTATTGAACGGGAATACGATTATCTTAAAAGAAAGATGGAAGACAGAGAACAGATAATTAATCCTTTAAAATGATCATGAACCAAGAAATAGACAATAACCTTCTGGCGGAATGCTTGAAGGCTGCAATGAAAGAAAAGATGCTAAATAAAGACTGGGAAGTAAAGTTATGGGCTTGTTCTCGGTATAATGCACTAATCTGGGCTAAAAATGTAAAATAATAAATTTAAATCATTAACTTTGTGCTACATGTCAAGTGGCATGTAGCTAATATGACGAAAAGACATGGGATTATCAATAAAACAAGAAAATTTTTGTAATTACTATATAGAGTGCGGAAACGCATCCGAGGCATATCGTCGTGCATATCCAAGTAGTGAAAATTGGGCTGATAAAACTGTATGGGAAAGAGCATCAGTACTGCTAAAAAATAACAAGGTTTTAGCAAGGGTCGAGGAGTTGCAAAAGGAACTGAAAGACAGATCGGATGTGACTAAAGACCGGATCTTGCAGGAATTATCCGGTATTGCCTTTTCGTCAATCGCAAGCATGCATAATACGTGGATAGAAAGGAAGGATTTTGAAGCTCTTTCAGAAAGAGACAAGGCTGCCATCAGGAGCATATCAACGAAGGTTTTGAAGAAGAACATTGGCACAAGCGAAGATCCGGAGATCGTCGATGTGGAGTATGTGAAAGTAGAGCTTTACGATAAGATTAAAGCTATCGAGCGCATCTGCAAAATGCTCGGTTACGATTCACCACAGGATGTAAACGTGAACATAGCTTCCCCTATGACCAAAGAGGAAGCCAAACGAATCATAGAGGACTTATGACAGGAGAGGGATATGATTACATACGGGCATTTTGCTTGTCAGGGACATTAAATTATACGAGATACTTCTTTAAAGCAAGATTCGGTCGCAAATTTGTAGTAAATGACCATCACGTAAAAATATGTCAAGCCCTTGATGATGTGATTGATGGAAAGATAAAAAAGCTAATAATAAATATAGCTCCCAGATATTCCAAGACAGAATTAGTAGTAAAGAATTTCATCTCATATGGGCTTGCAATCAATCCATCTGCAAAATTCCTTCATTTATCTTATTCGGATGATTTGGCTAATGATAATTCAGAAGAGGTAAGGGATATAGTTAAGTCGGAAGAGTATAAGCGTGTATTCCCTTATGTGAACATCAAGAGAACAAGCGATGCCAAAAAGAAGTGGTATACGACAGAAGGTGGAGGAATGTATGCCACAGCCGCAGGAGGACAGGTTACAGGTTTTGGGGCCGGCGCCGTTGATGATAAGGACGATTTATCTAAAGCATTGGAAGAGTTCAAACCGTCTCCTAGATTTGCTGGGGCATTGATTATTGATGACCCTGTTAAACCTGAAGATGCAATATCTGATACTCCTAGAGAAAAGGTGAATCAAAGATTTGAGACAACTATAAGAAATCGTGTTAATTCAAGAAACACTCCTATTATAATCATCATGCAAAGGCTGCATGAGCATGATCTCTGCGGATATCTGATGGAAAATGAGCCGGGTGAATGGACTGTTTTATCCCTTCCGGCAATAGTGTATGAAAATGGGGAAGAGAAAGCTTTATGGGAATTTAAGCATACACTCGAAGAGTTGCATAGAATGCAAAAGGTAAACAGTTATGTCTTTGAAACTCAATATATGCAGAATCCGACTCCTATGGAGGGGCTAATGTATGGCAAGTTTAAGACTTATGAGACTATTCCAGTAACTAACAGAGCAATAAGAAAGAACTACACAGATACAGCTGATACGGGAAGTGATTATTTATGTTCTATTGATTATGTTGACACCGAGATAGGGAATTTCATTCTTGATGTTCTTTTTACGCAAAAAGAGATGGAGTTTACCGAGCCGGAAACAGCCAAAATGCTTACTAAGGACCAAATATCCAAAGCTAATATAGAAAGTAATAATGGAGGGAGAGGATTTGCTAGGAATATAGAAAAACAAATGCGGATGATTGGCAATCCCAAAACTCAAGTAAGTTGGTTTCATCAGTCAAAAAACAAAGAGGTCCGCATCTTTACCAGATCTTCCGAAGTGATGAATCTTACTTATTTTCCTACTGATTGGGAAAGAAGATGGCCGGAGTTCGCATCTCAATTGAAAACATATAGAAAGAAAGGGAAAAATGCTCATGATGATGCCTGCGACGCTCTTACAGGAACTGTAGAAATGAGGGGCGAAATAGATGTCTTATACTACAATAAAGAGGAGATAGGGACCGATAATCAAGTATTTGTTGAAATACATCCAAATATAAACGGATTATTTATAATGGTTTCTTATTGTGTTGTTGACAAAAAAATATTTCTGCTTGATTGCTTGTTCTCTGATTCATTGATTCCTATTGATTCCCTCATTAATAAAATTGATGGGAATGTACAAATGGAGATTCCTCTTGAGATGAAACATTACGCAGATGATTATAGAAAACTTATAGATTACAACTTGTGGGTAAGAGAAGAGATAACGGACAAGAAAAGTATGATTGAATCATACCAATCTATTATTAAGAATATTCGTTTCCCTGAAGCCGATAATTCGTTTTTTGCTATAATAGCTAACATGTCTGATTATGATGGAATTAATAGTTTTGAAGCCATGTATGTATTGTCTTGTATATGTTCTCGTGTGAAATCTTCAAGTATGATATAATTGCATAAAATAATTATCTATTTTTATTTGGACTAAATAGAAATAATTTCTATATTTGCGGTGAGGATAACAATCCCTTCGTGTGAAGATGCACGGAACCTATAACTTTTATGCTATCAGCCTTTTTGTTAGCATATATATATCCGTAAAGACCACTTCATCTCGTAGGGAATGGTTATCTCAAATCAGATAATCATTCTTTTTATGCTTAAATTAGGAAATTGGTTTCAAAAAAAGATTAATATATCTGCTCCTTCCATGAGGGAGGCGGTAAAGGCTATTGAAAAGGATTCTAAAGGGAATTTCTGGTATCTTACCAATTTCTTCTCACCATCAGGTAAAATTAGAAATGACTATGATCTAGCTTTAGATCAAGATAAAGCTGACTCTCTTCTTGTGTGTACTCCATTCTCTACTGTTATAAATAAAGTCGGTTCTCTCTTTGCAAATGGGAGAATATATGTTACAGACAAGGACGGAAACGAAAAAGAGGGATATAATAACATTAGGGAATTATTATCACGTCCTAATCCACTTCAAACAAGGGCTGGTTTTTTTAAAGAGATTGAGATGTCTCTAAAGCTTTTTGGATATTGCCCTATTTTTACTGTAAGATCGTCTAGAAAATCATTGCCGCTTGCAATGTATGTTATTCCTGCACAGATTTTTCACATGGTTTCTTCTGGTAAATTATTTCGCCAGTATGATCTGGGAGATATTGTTTCCAAGGTATATCTTGAATGGAATGGTTCGCAGGAGGAATTATCAGATGAAGATTACTTTGTAATCTATGATAGTTCTGCTAACATAAATGGTGTAAATCAAGATATTGATTTTTCGTCTGTCACTGATTCACTTTCTATGCCGGTTAATAATTGGATAGCGGCAATGACGGCTAGCTATCAGTTAATTGTAAATGGCGGTCCTAAAGGTATTATTTATTCTGATTATTCAGATAAAATGGGTAATCAGGTTATGACTCCAGATGAGAAAGAAGCTTTGGAATCTAAATTAAAAGAGAAATATGGCATTCTCAATAAATTTCCTATCCTCACATCAAAAATAAAGTTGGGATGGATTCCTTTAAATTATGACTCATCCCAGCTCAAACTCCACGAGGAAGACGAGCGGTGTAGTAGAAAGATTTGCAATGCAATAGGTATTGATTATAGCTTATTTGATGAGTCTAAATATGACAATAAAAGTATTGCTGAGAAATCTGCTTATCAAGGCCTTATTATTCCTGATTCAGAGAAAGTGACAGAAGCGCTGACGGAAGCTATTTGTCCCAAAGGTGTTTTTATAAAACTGGACTATACTCATGTTGATTGTCTTCAGCAAGATAAGTCGGCATCTTCTTCAGCATTTCAGAAAATGGCTTCTTCTTTAATACAGTTGGTCGAAAAAGGACAAATAACTCTTGATGAATCTAGAAATGAACTGGCTAAGTTCATTGATATTGATCCTGATAACCCCAAAGGTGAATTAAAAATAAATAACTCTATTGAAAATGGATAAAGCTAATAAATATAAGGGTAGGCTGGGGATGCAGTATAAGACATTCTCAATTAATTCAAAAGATGTCAACTATGACAGTGAAAGTCGGACGATCAGCGGGTATGCAGCTGTATTTGGCAATAAAGATAAAGCTGGTGATATCCTGATAAAAGGATGTTTCTCAAAAAGTATTCAGGACCGGGGACCGGAAAGTGCGGCAAATGACAAGATAATCGTGTTGTGGATGCATGACATGAATGAGCCTATCGGGAGGCTCGCTGTCTTGTATGAGGACGATAAAGGTCTCTATTTCGAGGCGCCAATTGATGATGTCCCGCGCGGTAACCAGGCTATAAAGCAGCTTGAGTCCGGTACATTAAATCAGTTCTCCATTGGGTATCAGTATGTGTGGGAAAATTGCGAATACGATGCAGAGAAAGACGCTTTTATGGTGAAAGAAGTAAAATTGCATGAAATATCAGTAGTCTCTATCGGATGTAATGGAGAAACTGAATATTTAGGACTAAAATCTATAGAAGATGCTGAAAAAGCTTATGAGGAATTAAATGCCGAAATATCTGAAGTGTGCTCAGGGATGTCCGCACCCAAGCAGCAGAAGATACAGAGAATTATATCAAAGGTAATATCACTTTCATCTTTCAAGCCGGAGAATCGAAAAGAATCATCACTTGAAGGACAGAAAGCCGATATGCACGGCAATAAGGTAAAATCAATGTTCAAAAATTTAAAATTAAAGTAAGTATGGGAAAAGAAGCGAAAAAGATTGAGTTTAAAGACTACCTTGATACTGAAGGATTGTCGGAAGACGAATCTAAAGTTTTCGATGTGTTCTCTAAAGGACTTGATGGTTATATGGAAGCCCTTTTTGAGCAGTTTATGAAAGACGAAATTGATTCTAAGTCTATGAAAGAGTCAATTGAAAATGCAACTCAGTCTATTGAAGAGTTGAAAAAAGAGGTCAAGGGATTTGCAGACAGTGAATCTATCAACGAGCGTTTGAAATCCTTTGAGGAAACTATTGTACGCATTAAGGCGGCTACTGAAAAAACAAAAGGAGGAACATATAAGTTAAAATCCATTGAAGACCAACTTCGGGAACAATTAAAAGCTTATATCACCGAAAATCAAACCGGTTGTTCTACAGTTGATTTGAAATCTGCATGTAAAGCATCTCCTGGCAATAAGCTAGAGTTGAATCTGGTAGTAAATACAAAAGATGCCGCAGTTATATCTTCTGGTTCTCTGGCTCCTCATTACGGTGTTGAGGTTGATCCGAATTTATCTGTAAATCCAAGATCTCAGACTGTAATTCGTAATTACGCAAGTGTTTCCGGGACTAATAGCAGGTCGCTTATTTATGCGGAATACGTTAGCAAGGATGGTGATGCCGCATGGGTTCCTGAAGGTGGGCTAAAGCCGTTGATGGATGCAACTCTTGCGGAAAAAACCGTTACAGCTGCCAAAGTTGCTATTGCTGCTAAATTTACAGAAGAAACTCTTTCTGACTTCCCAAGCTTTGTGAATGAGGTGCAAACAGAAATGGTGAATAAACTTGGCATAAAAGAAGAACAGGGGATCTTGACAGGATCTGGATCGTCTGGAGAAATTAAAGGGGTAGCCGCAGACATGCCAGCTTTCTCTTTGACAAACTTCTATATTGACAAGGCAAATATGTTTGATGCCCTTGTAGCGGCTTATTCTCAAATCGTTTCTACTAGCGAAATGGCTTATCGCCCTAACCTGGTATTAATGAATCCTTTGGATTACGCTTCAATGCAGTTGACGAAAGATGCTAATGGGCAGTATTTGAGACCATTCCGATACAACGATGAGTTGATCCAGGGATTAAGAGTTGAGACTACTACCGCGGTGAAGCAAGGCGATTTCATCATGGGAGATTTCTCTTATTTGAACATCCGTGATTTATGGAATCTGTCAATCTCACTAGGCTGGGAAAATGACGATTTCAGAAAGAATATCGTAACGGTGCTTGCTGAAAAGAGATTGATGTGCTATATCAAGTCTCAGTATAAAACAGCTTTTGTAAAAGATAAGTTTAATACAGTAATTGAAGGTATTACAAAATCAGTTGATTAACATATGGGAAAAGAATATAACATGAATTTGACAAAGCGTTACAAGGTAACGTTTATCAAGGATGGTACAATGTATAAAACTGGAGAGGAAGTTATGGTAGGTATGCCTCTTGCCAGCAAGTTTTATGCAGAAGGGAAAATTGAAGCGACTAGCGAATTGCTAAACGATGCTAAGGCATTAGGGTGCGAAGAACTTTTCACAAAACGTAAAAAGACTAACTCATGATTATTGACGGTTCATATTTCACTGGAATGTTGAGTCTTGGCATCATTTGGGATATAGATTCAGATTCTCCGACTCGTATTGCGGAGAGGGATAACTTACAATCATATATAGACCGATATGAAAGACAATATCTTCAGCTTGTTCTGGGTGAGGATATGAGCCGTCAATTCTGGGATTACCTTTCTTCTCATTCCGCCGAAGATAAAATCGAAAAATGGGATACCCTTAAAGAGAAGCTTTCTGAAAAGGGGTATAGTCCGCTTGCTAACTATGTATATTTTCATTATGTTAGAAGATGTGGAGTAAAGCAGACTCCGACAGGGACTGTATATGGTTCAACGGAGGATCGCGCTAATCCGAATAATCTCCTTGTGTCAGCATGGAATGACATGGTAGAGATGAATGAGTCTTTATTCCGTTATCTGTGTGGTAATAAAGGTTATGATGGTTTTGAGTTTGATAAGAGTATGTTGGAAGAAATAAACACAATGGGTATATGAAGTCAATCAATAATATATTCAGAGATATAGTCTCTTCCACATCCGGGATTTATGGCAAGAATATTTCCTATATGTTTGGTGATTGGGATTATATTGCCGGTATACTTACCGAATGGGCTGAATCGCCTAAAATGAGTAAATTAAGATTTCCTATTATCTGTCTTTATTCTCCATATACCGAGGATCGTACAGGAAAGGATCGTACAACGACTCTTGAACTGGCTATCATGGTAGACACCTTAAAGGATTATACGAATGAAGAACGGGAAAAGGTCTCCTTCGAAGGGGCGCTTCGCCCTATTTATGATGCGTTTATTAAAAGTATCGATAAGTCTCCTGACCTGGTGCATAAGTATAATAATAGCATTCCTCATTACTACGAAGAGAATTATCGCTACGGAAGAAAAGGGGTAGAGGCTAATGGTAAACCATTCAGAGATTTTATTGATGTAATAGAAATAAAAGATTTAAGAATAACAATCAAAAATATTAAATGTTATGGCGACAGAATTTAGAGAATGCGCCGGTGTTGCTCAGTTTAATACCGGTACTTCAAAATGTATACTTGATCCGGGAAAGGTAAAAGCCATCATCTTGGCAATGCACGGATATAAACTTCCTAAGAATGTAACCGCTGAGGCGTTGCAGGCTGCGTGTCACGATGACAGACCGGCTCGTATCTTTCCGATCAAGACGATTGTCGAATACGCTCCGTCTGGTGGAGAGGCCAACAAAGGTGCTACAGGATATGGACCTAACAAGGTTACATCTTACTCGGCGAAAGATGACGTATGGACGCTGGAGGATTTCGATTCAAGTCTGAAGGCTAATATCATGGCCGCAAAAGGAGTTGCTTTTGATGCCTATTTCGTGGACGAGAATAACGTTGTGTACGGAATGAATGATGGCACCGAGGAGCTGGCGGGAATTCCCTTGTCCGGAGTTTATCCGGGCGGTCAGGACTGGGATTCTTCCGGAACGGAGGCAAACCTGACTATCGGTACAATGTTCAAGGACTATGAAAAGTACGTGAAGAACGCCGATTACCGGGTATATAAGTTTGACGTAGTAGAAGCTTTGACAGGGCTTGTTTATGTCGAATTGGTAAAAATAGATTCCGGAGAAAACAATTATAAGCTGAAAGAACATTTCGGTAATCTTGATGTCACATCTTTCTTTGGGCCGGCATTAAGCGAAGGTGCTTCTACTTGCTTTAATGGTGCAACTGCCGTTACTTATGCAAATGGTGTTCTTACGATAACTGCTTCAGGTGCGGTTTCCTTGAAATCTCCGAAGATTCTTCAGGAAAATGGTGTTGTCGGCATTGAACAGTGGGTAGAATGAAAGTAGAGGGAGTTAACTTTGTCGATGAAGAAGTTAAGAAAATGAAGAAAAGAGAATTCATCAACAAGCATAAAACTTCTTTTTTTCTTGATAGGACAGAAACAGAAAGAGAAAATATCCTCTCTGACATATACGACAGGATCGTTAGTGCCAGACCTCCTTCAGTGGATATTATTTAAAGTGGTTTGTTTTCAGGAAGGGGGGAGGCGTTTGCCTTCCCTTTTCTCTTATTTGTTAAGCATATGGCTACAATTAAAGAAGCATTGGATAATGCAACCTCTCTTGTTGCTGGGTTTGAAGGAGAGATTCAGAATGTTATGGATTCGAATAAATCTCTTGTTAGGGAATTTGTGACGGAACAGCTGTATTCGGGAGTAAATGGTAATGATAAACCATTGCGTCCAACTTATTTGAATGATCCCTGGTTTCCTACTTATGAAGCCGCAAAGAGTTACGCTAAGATGAAGAAGAGAATAACGAAACCGACTCCATCTTTCCAAGGTTATCCGGCGCGAGACATTTATACTCCAAACCTCATTATAACAGGCGAATTCTATGATTCTATACGTGTCTCTTCGTCTTCAAGGGGATTGAAGATAGAAACGAGGGGAAGCGACATAGGACCGGATATTGAAAGAAAGTACGGAAGTGCCATATTGGGAGTAGGAGGAAAGTCCCGTGAGTACTTCCTTAAATATGTGCTTAATCCGGCGCTTAAAAATTACTTCTCAAAATTTGGTGTATTATGAGTTGTTGGTGTCAAGGTAATAAACGGCTTGCTTCTATAGAGAAAATGCGGGAAATCGCAAGAAAGGCTGCTAAAATGGAGAAATCTGTGTTTGTTCTAATAGAAAAGCCGGATGGTACATATTATTTTGTCAAAGACGGAGAGGATTATGCCGGCACTTTTATTGAGTATGTATATCCATAATACGACAAAAAGAACATAATTTGTGTTATGTGGTCAGAAAAATTACGGGTGTTATACAAAAATAAGAGGAAAAATAGAACAAACCTGCCTCGAAGCAAGGGTGGGGTAACAATATTTTATAGAGTGAGGCATGGTAGGAATTTGCGTATTGATATTTTACCAAACAGCCCACTTGAAAGTGGTAAGGTTATGGTAAGGGTAATTAAGCAATAACGGCAAGATTACGGCAAGGCCTTTTGATATATCTTAGAATTTTACAAATCCTTCTATTCTGTAAGGCTTGAATACAACACCTTCTCCATTCTTGTTATTCTCAATTGTTTCACCTTCAAAAATAACAGCCTTACATCCTTTAGAGTAATAAGCAAACATGTTTGCATATCTGGCAACCTTTCTCTCAATCTCTGACTTAGAAAGTCCTACTAAGTCGATTGAGAATCCACACAGACCCGCAAGCTCTACAGCTTTATCCATGC